ACCATGATCCATAACGTGGATGATAAACAGGGAGTGGAGCGGCACTTTAAGGTAAAAGTGGAGTGGGACAGATACGGAACGAGAACCACGGAGCTGGAGGAGCATATCCGGCTGATGATGCTGCGGAACACAGCAAAGAATATCATGAAAGTCTATTACTATGGGAGTGATTACTGGCCTGGATGGAGCACGGGAAATAACAGCAGCCGAAGATGGCACAGTGCCTATCTGTATCCGGACACAGAAGGTATTCAGGCCGGATTGCATGGGACGGCATATGAGGTATGGACAGATGTATTTCCGATGCTTGCCCAGATGGGAATAAAAGCGCACTATAACGGCCTCATGGTGGAAAGCAATAGGGAGTTTACCGGTATCGCAGAGTATATGGCCAAAGGGCGTTTTTACCGTCTGCTGGATGAACTGTCACAGTGCATCACCTACTGGGGTGGATATTCCGGGAGCACGATTGATGTATCCGGGGAAAGCGTAGAAGAGATCCTGCAGATAGATGATAAACAGCTGATCAACCGCCTCAGACAGGCAGACGGCGGAATGTGTATGCTGTGCTGGCTGCAGTGGTCCGACCTCAACAAAAAGAAGCTGTCAGAGCAGTACATATCCTGGGCGGAAAAAAATAAGATCGACCCGGATAATTATCTGCGGTCGGAAGCAAAGCAATACCTGACACCGGAACAATTAATGAATTACATCAACCGGCAGAAAAAAGAAAGCTATCCAAGCAGAACGATAGCGGGAGTCTGGGATCAGTACGAGGATTATCTCAGTATGGCAAAAGAACTGGGAAAACACATGGATGATGCTCTGGTGCACCGTCCAAGAGAATTGAAGCGCCGACATGATGAAGTCAATGCCGAGATGGAATTGCGCAGGGAAGAGATCCAGCGGAAACGGGATGCAAGAGAAGCGGCAAGACAGGCACAGGAAATGAGGGACAAGTATCCGGGATATGAGGATATCCTCTCCGAGATCAGCGATAAGTTTGAGTATCAGAATGACACCTATTGCATTGTGGTTCCCAGGGATTTTATGGAGATCACGGCAGAGGGCATGGCACTGCATCACTGTGTAGGCAATACAGAGCGGTACTTTGACCGGATCGTCAGCAGAGAGACCTATATCTGTTTCCTGCGGAAGCAGTCATCCCCGGACAAGCCTTTTTACACCATAGAGGTGGAGCCGGGCGGAACGATCCGCCAGCACCGCGGAGCCTACGACGAGGAGCCGGGCATAGAGGAGATCAAGCCGTTCCTGCGGGAGTGGCAGAAGGTGATCCGTAAGCGTATGAGCAAGCAGGATCATGAATATGCTGCGCAGAGTGAAATCCTGCGGCAGAAGAACATAGAAGAACTGAAGGCAAAGAATAATACCGTAGTCCTGAAAGGACTGGCAGAAGATCTGATAGAGGTAATCTGATGGGAGAAATCATAAGCTATGAAGAAAGATACAGGAAGTATAAGCAGGAGTTGGACGGAGCATTTACCCAGGCAGCAGAGAAATTTGTGCTGATCGGCTACCTGCTGAGAGAGGCAGCAGAAACGGACATATTAAGATCCAGCGGATATAAAAACATGGAGGAATTTGCCTATGCAGAGTACGGTGTGGATGCATCCCAGGCAAACCGGTTTATCAATATTAACAGGAGATTTTCCGAAGGCGGTAATTCAAAGCAGCTGAAACAGCAGTACCAAGGCATTGGAAGTTCCAAACTGGCCGTAATGCTGACCATTCCGGATGAAATCAACGAAGTTTTGCCTAAAAACTTGACCAAAGAAGAACTTAAGGAAATTCAGGCAGAAGTAAAGGCTGAAAATCAGGTATCTGACATTGAGGTGGAAATCGAGAAGGCAGAGGCAGCAGCCGTAACGGACTGGTCCATACTTCCGCCAAAGGGATCGCCCCTAAAAAGGAACCTATGGCAGTTGGGGAAAGAACAGGAAGATCTCTTCCGGAAGTTGTGGGAAATATGCAATAAGGGACAGTATCCGCATAGCGCATCAATTATGGATGCACTGATACCGCAGGGGGATGCGGTGTACACCGTCCGGATCCCGGGAGAGCGCAGGACACAGATCATTATAAATTCTGACGGTGCCACGGTAATCAACCTGAAGACGCTGGAGCGGAGCAAGTACATACCAGAGGACATCTGCCATGAAGTAGAAGAACTGCTTAATGGAGGCAGCAGTCCTGAGGAGCAGTACAAGATGCTATATTGCGAGAACATGACTCCGGAAGAACCGGAAGTTGCACCGGTGCAACCGGATGAGACCCCGAAAGAGAAGAAACCGGAAAAGCGTAAGGAATCCCGTGTGACCAAGGCCGTTACGGAGAAGAAAAAGCCCAAGGAATCGGAAAAGAAGCCTGAGCAGATGACCATCCCGGGAGCCGCACCAGATCCGGCTCCGGAAGAGCCGGAAACACAGGTAAATGACACGGTTTGCGGGGATCCCGACACGGCTAATAAGGATTTTGCTACAGATCATCAGAATACCGAAACCATGGTCACGGAAGAACAGGTACCGGGGCAGACCGACATTGAAAAGGACTTTCCGCAATACTGTCCGGACACCGCTGACCAAAGGACAGCTTATCGTCAGTCCATCCGTGGCAGCGTGGAGAACCTGGTACGATATGTCGAGATGGATCTGATCAGCGCCGCCAGACAGCAGCTGTCCGATATCGCTGGTTATCTGGACCGTCTGGAAGAACTCAGCAAAGGGGGCGGACAGGATGCCGAAGATGTCGAAACAGGCACGGGCGAGGGAGTTTAATGCCGCCTCCCGGCAAATCATCAAGGAGCGGGATCTGTACCAGTGCATCTTTTGCCGTATGGGATATCACATGGAGGACGTCACCTGGTACGGACAGCAGCTGCAGAGCATCATGCACTACATCCCGAGATCCAGCGGCGGACTCGGGATCCCGCAGAATGGTGCATTGGGCTGCCAAAGTCACCATGAGATGCTAGACAATGGCAACAAGGGAAGACGGGAGGAGATGCTGCAGATGTTTAGGCAGTACCTGCAGGATCACTACCCGGACTGGAGCGAGGAGGCGCTGACCTACAGCAAATGGAAATAATGTATATACAAATTTGTATATACAAAAATTGGAGGATATATGAAAGCAAAGACAGAAGTTATCTCACTCCGGCTGACACCGGAGGAAAAGCGCAGATTGGAATATAGTGCAGAAAAAATGGGAAAGAGCCAGTCATATATCCTGACCACAGCATTAAATGCATATTACAAATCTGTCCGGAAGAATCTGGACGGTGTAATAGAAGAATAGACCTTTTGGAGTGTACTCACAATCACTGTAAACATAGCCACGGGGCGGCCGCTGAGACCAAGAGGCAGCAGCCGTCCGGAAAGGAGACAACAATGCAGGAGTACAAAGAGTGTACCGGTGATATCCTGCCGGATCCAGTGCCGCGCATCCGCAATATACATATAGGTGACATAATCAAAACAGTACGTAAGGTAATTGAGGAGCCACTGGAAATCCGCGGACGTGGTCGGCATCAGGTCATAAGCGAGACAAGAGAATACGAAGTAACCGCGATTTACCCACATATGATTCAGACCCGCGACTGCAAGACAGGCTTTACGAGGTGTTTTTCCTACGGCGAACTCACAACGATGGGACTGGAATGGCAGGGAGAACAGAAATGAAGACGGTCGAAAAGAAAATTCTGCCAAAGTACTTCCGGGCAGTCCGGGAGGAAAAGAAGAACTTTGAATTGCGAAAAGATGAAGATGATGTACAGCCGGAAGATGTCCTGATCTTAATGGAGTGCGCAGGTGGAGAATATACTGGCCGGACAGAGGTGCGCAGGATCCGGTACGTGCTCCGGGATGTACCAGAGTATGGATTGATGCCAGGATACTGTATCATCGGATGGTAAAGGAGGATGCTATGAAAAATAAAAATGTGTGGTTTGCTTATGCAGCAGCCTGGATATCTACGGCAACAGCGGTGATATTTGCTATCAAATATACCGGATCAGCGTGGTGTTTAGTGGCACTGGCACTACCGGCAATGCAAAAGATTAGTATCAGCAATGCTGAGGAGAATGAAAAATAACTTAGAATTGGAGGATATGAAGATGAAGAATTATGAATTAATAGCATTACTTATGGAATTACCGGCAGGATATGATATTAAATTTGGAAAAACTGTTACTTAAAGAAGATATGAATGGAGAAGATGCTATTTTTTCGAAGAAACAGTATCAGATATTGAAAGTAATGATATCAAACAGGAAATTTACATATTAGCTTAACTTAGGATTTAGGGAGAATGAGAATGAAAATAACAGATTTACTTGTAACAGCAGAAGAAGTACAAACCGGAAAAAGGCTGATTGGTTATGTCTGTGGTTGCAAATCTTGTAGAACTGCATTCCCAGATGAAAAATATGATCATACTCGTCCTATTGGATTGTTAACGCATCCAGATGAAAAATATGGAAACGTAAGAGTTTATACAGACACGATGGAACTTGTTAATTAGGATTTAGTGAGGTAGGTCTATGGAATAAATCAAATTTAAAATAAAGTCGAAGAAAAGATTATTTTTTTAGAGAGTTGTAAAATATTTTGAAAATACAAAAAGAGGTGAATACAAAAATGCAAAAGGAATTATATAATGCATTAAAAGTAATTAAGAAATACATCGGTGCAGAAGTATATGAAATATGTAATATAAGCAATACACAAAATGGTTGCATGGGTAATTATTGTGTAAATTGTTGTAATTTATGGAAAACAAAGTTGTCGTATAATAATTTGAGTAAAGTAGGAATTAGTATCTTTTTTACAAAAGATGAAGCAAAAGAAAGATTAAAAATAATTTATAACAAATAAGGAGAAATTATGTATAAAACAAAAGCTGAAATTGGAGATAAAGTATTTATTTTAAAAGGAAACTGGGAAAAATTTTTAATCAGTGATCATAAATTTTCTCCGATTATTGGAAATGTAGTTAAAAAATATGAAAGCGATAATATTAGTTATCACGGAAGTTATGAAACAGAAATTATTACAGTAGCAGAAGATGCTGAACATAATTCGTATTATGATAAACAATCTTGGATTGATAACCCGTATGAATTTTATACCATAGAAGAATTGTCTAGTGAATTATCTAATATGGTAAAAAGTATAGATAACGAAATTATTGATTTAAAAAATCAAAAGGAAGAAATATTTAACTATATAAATCAAATTAGGATTTAGCAAAGGAGTTAAGCGAGAAATGTGGTCACACGATGAACAGAAAGAAATAAATGACAGCTACGTTGTTATGGCAAGAATAACGTGTAAATATTGTGGAGCAGTAGTACACAAATATGTGGAAAGCCATTATACAGGCGGTTCCAAGTGTGTGATATTGGCAAAGTACTGTAGATTTTGCGGTAATGCTCTTAGGATTTAGTGGAGAAATAAAAATGACAAAAAGAAGATGTATGAAAATACACCACCCTGAATCTGTGTGTATGGCAGAGCGATTTGTTTTGTTTCATAATACAAGATTTAGAATCGGATTAGCATATCATGAATATTGGTGTTGTGAATGCCGCAAACAAAGGAAAATATGGTTTATCTGTTAGTTATGAAAAATGAAAGAGAGACAAAATATGAAAAAAATACTGGATGCCTGTTGCGGTAGCAGGATGTTTTGGTTTGACCGCCAGAACCCGGATGTCATATTTGCAGACAACCGGGAGGTAGAAACAACCTTGTGTGACGGTAGATCTCTTCTGGTAAAGCCGGATGTGCATATGGATTTCCGAGATATGCCGTACACTGATAACAGTTTTAAGATCGTGGTATTTGATCCTCCGCATCTTATCCATGCCGGTACAGGGTCATGGCTCCGGCAGAAATACGGAGTGCTTCCGGCAGATTGGCCAACGTACTTGAAAACCGGATTTGATGAGTGCATGAGGGTGCTTGAACCGTATGGACTACTTGTCTTTAAATGGAATGAGGATCAGATCAAATTATCGGAAGTGCTGAAAGCATTTGGTACGAAACCATTGTTGGGAGATCAGAGAGGTAAGACCCGTTGGTTGCTTTTTATGAAGTAAACTGAAATATTAAGATTTATGGAGGCATTTGTATGAGAAAAATACATGAATGTGCAGAAGATATAAAAAATATTTTAAATGATGCAGAACGAACCGAAGAGGTTGACGGAGATATGTTATGTAGTATTAATGAGTTGGTGGATGAAATTTTATCAATATATTGTTTAGAAAAACAACAAAGAAAAATGGCTATAGCTGAAGAAAATGAGATTCTTTCAGAAGAGGCTAAAAAAGCAGGATGGAAGTCTGGTGTTATGAACATCTAAACTGAAAAATTGCAAAATTTGTGTAGCGAAAGGAGAGATAGGCATGTTAAGTAAAATGAACGATCTGATGGGCGGATATACCGTTATAGTTACAACCAAGCAGGTCCAGCGGCGCAAACACAAAAAGAAGCGCATCAATAAAAAGTGGATTAAGCGGTATGGATACATCACCAAAGATTGGCAAAAACGTGGAGAAACGGTTGTAGATCAGGTACATATGACTATGTATATGAATCAGGCAACATATAATGATCTGATTATTGCCATAAAGAATAGGTAAAAGAAAGGGGATAGGTATGGCGAGACCAAGGAAAGAAGGTAAGAAGAACATCCGGAAGGATATCAGCATGGATCCGGAGCAGTACGAGAGACTTATGAATTACTGCCGGCAGCAGGATAGACCTATCTCCTGGGTGATCCGGCAGGCACTGGATGTATATTTATCGGAGGTGGAATATGAGAAGAATACGGCTTGTTAAGGTATTAGCACCGGAGAGCGTGGCAAGAACGTATGACAGCGTAGGAAACAGAGTAGACGAAGATTTCCGTTGTGCAGAATGTGGCATGGGAGTTGCTCGGGAATATGCCTGTTGTCCTTACTGCAAATGCGAACTTGACTGGGACAAGGTTATAGGCCTGTCTGATCGCACATTCAGAAAAATGTTTGGCTGATTATTGTGTAATTAAGCGTAACATTACACAACAAAACTGAAAGTTAATGAAGGAGAGCGGAAATGTGTGATTTTTGCGAGAAGTATGCAAATGTAAGCGGCAAACATGGAACTATTAGGCTGGGAGCAGAAAACTATATGCTTTTTGCCAACAGCGAAAATGAGCCGATGGGAGCAATAAAAATTAAAAACTGCCCGCTGTGCGGCAGAGAATTGACGGACGATGGGACAGAATCAGGCACAGCAAAAGCAGTTTTAGTGATGGATATGCCGAGAAAATGTTTAACGTGCAGCCTATTAAGAATAAAAAATGAACAGGATAGCATGATTTGCACTGCAGGCAGATTTCGGGATGTGACCGATATAATAAATTCTGATGAAAAGAATAAACCGGATTGGTGCCCGCTTCGGGAGTTGCCGAAACGTGAAACAGAAATGGCAGATGCAGATGATCTTGGCAGAGATTATGTCAGAGGGACAATGGATGGCTGGAATGCTTGTTTGGAGGAGATAGATCCTTCCGAAAATCTATAAACAATATTTAGGAGGGTATGAAGGTGAAGAATTATGAATTAATAGCATTACTTATGGAATTACCGGCAGGATATGATATTAAATTTGGAAAAACTGTTACTAAAGAAGATATGAATGGAGAAGATGCTATTTTTTTCGAGGAAACAGCATCAGATATTGAAAGCGATGATACGCGACGTGAAATTTGTATATTAGCTTAAAATTTTATATTAAAAATGCCTCATTTGGCGGTTTTTCTTGACATATACAAGTGTAAGCAATAGTGCTTATAGACTGTATAGCAAAATGGAGGAGAATACCAATGAGTAGAGCAGAATATTACAGAAACGGAATGGAAGACCTGGATCCTAATTACGATGATAGCAATGCAGAAATGTATAGTTATGAGAATGAAGCGGATATCTGGGAAGATGAAATGGCAGAGGGAGTACATATTGAGAATGTACACATGTATGGGGATCCTCTCTACAAGGTACCAGTAAACATGCATGATTGCTATTACATCAAGAGGATTGCCGGGAATATGTAGTACAAAGCGTACTACGGTACCTCTGGGAGTGTCGTACAAATATGAGCGGCATTCCCAGGATATTCCGGGAAAATGAAAGGAGTGATAAGAAAAGGAAATTTTTTAAAAGTGTAATAAGTATCATAATACACAATCGGAATACCCAGTGCAGAGGGGCCTGCAATCGTAACCACAAAACAGCGGTAGACCAATCCGACCAAAGATATCATCTACCGCTTACCTGCTTACCAATATCATACCACATGATTTCTCGGTAGGCAATACGAAAGAGGTACAGCCTATGACAAAGACAGACCTGATTAACGAAATTGCATTTGATATGAGTAACATTTTGACACCGGAGCAGATTGACAAGGTAAAGATAATATTTTTGGTAAAGATGCAGGACTTAGAGCTTACCGAAAACAAACAGCTACCAATGGTGGAAGAACATGACAACGAATGGTTAATGAAACGGTACTGGATTGACAGTGTGGCAGCAGGACTCAGTGAGTCCACCATTAGAGGATACATAGGACGCATCAAAGAATTTTTCGGATATGTCGGGAAAAATTATAAATATGTCACAGCGCAGGACATTACAGATTTTCTGGCAATAAAGGCTTACAGAGATCACATTAGTCAAAACTATAAATCCACAATATACCGATATCTGTCCACATTTTTCTCTTGGGCGTACCGTAAAGAGCATATAATCAAAAACGTTGCGGACGGTGTTGACAAGGTTAAACAGGTACAGGCGCAGAAAAAACGACTAACGGATGAAGAGATAGAAGACATCCGCGATGTATTGGAGACTCCAAAAGAGAAAGCACTCTTTGAGCTGATGCTCTGTACGGGCATGAGAGTAGGAGAGATATCAAATCTCAATATCGCTGATCTGGATCTGACCCATAAAACGGTAAACATCTGGGGTGAGAAGAGCAATAAATATCGTACAGGCATGCTAACACCCAAAGCAGTCAAAGCCTTGAAAAATTACATTGGCAACCGTCCGGGGACAGATCCGGTGTTCCTGGCTGACCGGGCGCCGCACAATCGCATGAGAGAGTATGGTATCGAGAAATTGGCCAAGGAGATGGCAGTCCGTGGCGGTGTCACACGGCTGACAGCAACGGTCCACATTTATCGTAAAACATTTGCGTCTGTCCTGTACCGTAAAACGGGGGATGTAATGTTGGTAAGTAAGCTCCTCGGACATTGCAATCCTGAGATTACGGTAAAATATTATCTGGTGGATGACATTGAGGAGATGCAGAGCAAGTACAATAGAGTAGCATAATAACCGCACCGGGATTGCACCGGTGCAACAGAAAAAGCTACGAGGCAGCAGGCATAAAGAATTTGACCAGAATGAGCACAGGTATTATAATATAACTAATTGAACAAAATGAGAGCCATAGAGCCGATGCACGGAGAAATCCGTGTGCCGGCTCTTTTTATTTTCAGGGGAAGGAGGCAGCAGGTGTCAGCAAAGAAAAATCCATTATGTGATAAAGCACATGAAATGTATAAGCAAGGTATGAAACTGGTAGATATTGCCGATGCCCTGGAGGTGCCTCCTGGGACGGTCAGACGATGGAAAAGTACCCATAATTGGAATA